GTACTCATTACTTTTAACCTTTAACAAATCAGATGGATTATCTACTAAATCCAGTAGTTTGTCAAGATCATTTGAAAACATATATGTGAGTGATTGATTTACCTTTTGCCATTTCACATAGTTTTCTTCTGCATCCTGGCTCAGCAAATCATTTACCCAACCATCAGTTTTTTCCAAAAAGTTTGCAACATAAAACATTTTTAAATCAGTCAAAGAATACTTTCTAGATAACTTATAAAAAGTAAATTTATCTTTTTTCTTTGCAAACGTATCTTTAGTTACATTGGTTTTACCATTGTACTTAAAATAATCGTATGTCTTTGAAGTGAAATGTAATTTTATTGAATTATATAATGCGTATGCAACAAACCCAGAATTTTCTGGTGCAATAATCATATAGGTAGTTTAGAAGATTTCTTAATAAGATTTAAATTTTGTGCTTCATCTTTTAGTTTTGCTTTAAGTGCGGCAGAGATTAAAGTGGCAGCGACCTCAATCTCCATGCCAGACTTTTCACAATGATGACATATAGAATCAATATAATTTATTTTTAATTCTTCCGATAGTTTTTCAATCTTCTGACTGAATTCGGAAATTTCATCCTTTGTTGGCATACGATACTCCTGTAATAATATAATTATAACACGTTAGTTTCGTGTTGTCAAGCGTAGAATATGTGTCTACCTATTTTTGCAGTTACTTTTTTATTCCATCTTGGATTAACATATACGGCATGGTAATATAATGCATCTTCTAATTTTTTTATCCGATAACCAGATACAAAAATTCTATATGCCGCTTCTTTAGAATCTATGAATTCTTTTGAATCGTATCTCATAACTCTAGTTTTATTCAGACAGACCCAAGAAAATTGACACGTTTTATTGGTTTTTTGATAAACAGTTTTACAGATTGTTTTTCCAAACTTGCCAGAATTAACTCTATTGAGAGTTACTTGTGCTACTGCCAGTTTACCCTCAAAAGATTCCGTTGCAGCTTCATAGTACACGTTTTGAGCTAAACAATTTAATTGATTATTATCTATATTAGAAATTAATTTATAATTATTATCGATAATTGGTGCTTGTGATGCAGTTCCCATTAATAAAAATAAATTTATTCCTAATAATATTTTAAATATCCACGACATTGGTGAAGTACTGATTACCTTTAATAATTTCGTATGCTTTTGATAAAAAATCACTCGTTGCACTTACTGTTACCTGAATATCTTCTAAGGATTCACTATTTTTATCTTGTTGAGTTAAAGTGTCATAGTGTTGTTTTGAAGAATATATTTTAAAATTAACTATAATTTCATTTTCTGCGTTAGGTATTTTAGTGTGATTATATGAATGTACGTTTACATACGCTTCAGGTAAAATAACACCTTTATAATTTAAATTACATTGTAATGCCATTTTTATTTCCTTATTCTGAGATTAAATAACCATCCGGATCATTTTGTCCCACGGGCGATGAATAATATCCTGAAATTTTTAGAAAATTTTGAGCTGATGTGGTTGTATGCCCTTCTATTTCCGTATTGAACTGTTTTAAGAACCCCTTTATAACGACAGATTTTGGTTTTACTTTGATATAAAGTGATTCTGCAAGATTAAACCTTGATGTTATTCTAAATTGTGTTTGTTTAGAGAAACTAGTTACGGTCCACATAGCAGATTCACCTACGGTCGTATATGTTCCTGTGAGTGCTTGAGCTTTGTTGACGCCACCAAAATACATCGAACCCCCTTTAACATATGCAGCATGTCCTATATTCGTCGAACTGAGAATGGTGGCAATATCAGCGGTATTATTCGCAAAAGCTGTACCATTAGGACCTGGAGGGTAAAACATCCACACTCCTAGAGTGTAACTATAAGAACCATTGTCCCAATAAAATGTCGAATCGGTACATATGCCATAAAAATGATTTGCAGGATCCTCAAACATTGCTCCCCAAGAAGCGAAAAAACGACTTCCTATTGTATAAGCCCTTAAATTTAAGTTGTATCCTGTGCCATAAAGAGAATAGTAACCAGTAGGAATAGAAGTAGGTGTTACTACAGGTGAAGTGACAGTATATAACATCGTATAAGGGTTATCATCTCTTTGTACAGTAGAATATGTAGATTGTAAATTTGTATAGGTGATAGGAGAATATATAACTGTGCCAGGTATAACGGTAGAATAAGCACCATTTTGAAAATTATATTCGGCACTATGATAAGCTTGCCCAGCGTCTGCACCACCAGAAGCACCATACAAATCCTTCATCGACACAGGAAGATTTGAGGATGTTAAAGAGGTCCATGTAGTATAATACGAATTTGAATTGAAACTCGTCGTATTTGAACCTGAATTGCGATAATCACCCAGACTTATTGTCGTACTATTAGTTCTACGAATAGCAGTATTCGCACCAGAAAGAGAAAGTGGACCATATGTTGCCGGACTTGCACCTATTCTAGTAGCCATTTAACAATCAACCCAATCTTTAAATTTATCTTTCGATTTTAAATGTTCATACACAACTTCATAAATTGTTTTATTTTGTTGCATTGGAATATTTAAATTTTCGACAGAGTATTCTAAAACATAATGGTCAGAATTTAATGAATTTGCCAATTCTTGTGAGGTATAAACTTGATACTGATAAGAATTTATTTTATCTTTATGATTAGTTTGTATCAAATTGAATCTCAAATAAGCATCTTCAACAATCACTCCGTGGTAATTATATTTTCCTTTTAGAGCCATTATGCATCCCTTATATTACTAATTGTTTGTAAAATAGAATAATTGGACAATTGTCTCAAATCTTTAACTAATCTTTGCATATCAGTCATCATGTCCGGTTTCTTTAAAAAATTATATGCTTCTGTGTAAATATCTTTACCATTTAAGAAATCAAATTTTATCACAAATTGATCGATCTTATTTGATAAATCGCCGGACAATTCTTTATTTGCGTATACAGCGTAAATAACAGCCCAATGATGCATCTTACTTCCGCCTATATCTTCCACTTTAACATAAACATTTTTAAAATTTACACCTTTGATTACTATATCACATAGAACAGCCATCAAACACTCCTAATGTTTGTTAGTATTGGAGAATAATTCCTAATAAAATTAGGATCAATTTGTCTACCTTCACCATCATACATAATTGGATTTGTAGTTAGAGTTCCATTTATTAAACCCATATATGCTTCTTCGTAAATATTGGTCGACATTGTATTTGGAATAAATTTTCTAAAAAGATCAATATATTTTGTTTGCTCTGTATCTGCATCAGAATCTTCTTTCGATCTATAAACCATAAAAACAATCAACCAATAATCGTTTTGTTTGTTTGCAGCAACTAGGGTTATTTTTATATAAACATCTCTGAAAGAAATTCCTTTCAATGTTGCATCTGCTAAAATTGCCATTTTATCACCTATGATAATTTATTTATATCAATATTTATATCACACGTCCACTTTATTGTGGGAATAAAACTTTCGTCTGTGAATCAACATAATATTTAGAAATGTCTGTAAAGTTGTTTACCAACATCTTAGCAAATTGCGTTTGCGAATTAATAAAATTGTGTGCTGTCTTATTTAAGATTGGATCTTGAATTATTCTATCGGTTAAATTCTTTTTCAACTGTTGAAACATATCTATTTGCAATTCGATTGTGACACCTGACATAAACAAACTTTTATAATCTGTGAACACATTATTCTCCTAGAGTTTAGAATGATAGGTTATTCTGTTACGAGGAAACCTACCGAAACCCTAAGCAGTGTTTAGGCTGCTAATCTGTATTCGCTATCGTTTGCGTTTACTTTGATTTATTTTTAACGACTGATATGTCGAGTAGCCAATTAGTTTACTTATTACTCCGTCGAATCTAGTCAGGCCCATCAAAAGTATATTGGTTTAGATTATTTGGATGTCTGTGATCCCTTAGTCATCTTCATTATCGCACAGCGCAGACCAATATACTTTTGGTGGACCTGGTGGGATTCGCACCCACGTCCGAAATACCTTTCTAAAAATCAGTTTACTACCATTAAAACTTATTTAGTTGATCCTTATAAAAATCTATTGCTGCAACCAATCCATTGATGTGGTCATTTGTTTTCTCTTTAAACACAATTGGTTGACCATCTTCTACTGCCATAATAATTACCAAATTGTTAATTGGTGCACCAATCAGTTCTTCGTACATCATTGCATATGCAGTTGTTTGCCAAAAATAATTTAAAATACCATCTCTCTGTTTAACTCTTTTAGATGTTTTAAAATCAATTACAGACAATTCGCCATCAAACTCTGCAATACAATCAACACGCCCTGCAAGTCCAAGTTTAATACTCCATAAACTTTGTTCTTGATAGTGAATATTATTGATTCTATTCAATTCGGGTTTGATAGAAAAAAACATCTCTTTCGCATCAGGCATTATATCACCTAATTCCTCATTGTTCAAGTACCTTTCACATAGTGTATGGACGTTCGTGCCTCGACCAGAAGCCTTGCGTGAGATTGCGTTTGCCTTCTCTTCTCCGACTCTCCTACGCCACGCCATGATCTCTTTCTTCTGCAATGCACCTAGTACGGTGGTGACCGACGGAAGTCTCTCTCCAGTCGGTGTGACATAGTACCGTTTACCATCTTCATTGACGGTTTTTAAATCTTCAATAGACTTTGGCGGGCAATAGACAAACATTACAATCTCTCCAATTCGAATTTATGTTTTGCTTTTAAATATTCTTTTACGAATCCGGATCGAACAATGTCATCAAACACAAATTCAATATTTGAAACTGTTTTAATTTTTTTCAAAATGCCAA